GGTGGACACACGGCTATTAATTGTTTAATGAATCTGTAATGAATTACAAATCAATCATANNGTTTATAGTAGTAATAATATTAAACGTATTATTGTTTTATGCTATCTTCTCACTCGTCTTCTAGCTCTACGCTGAGTAAGTCTTCTACGTGTGTTGGTTCTAGGGTGCAATCTGTTAGGAAGAGAAGCTGAGTCAGGAGTTTCTTTTTCAAACTCTTTAGCCATCTCAGGTCTGTTTGCATACATCCACCTACGTTGTGCTTTACTTTTAAAAGGCATAATTAATCAAATATATCATCAAGGTCTAAGTCTAAATCTAAATCTAAATCTAAATCTAAATCCAAATCAGATTTTGTGGATTGTTTTATAGGTTTTGTTTTTTTAGCTTTTTTCTGAGGCCCACTTATAGCATACTCACTAAAGTTAAATATTCTTAATATGTTTTCTCCTGCTCCATCTGTTTGTCCATTGATAACTTTCTGCAGATTATTTACCCACCTTTCAATTATACTATATGGTAATCCATTCTTATTTATAAAATCAAACAATTCTTTATATGCTTTATCATAATCTTCTTGCAGTCCAGACCTATTAGCTTTACCTAAAAGGTTTACAAATACCGCCATATCTGTAGCTGTTTCAAAAAACGGAATAGAAGGTGTATCTCTCCACCATGGTTTGTCTTCATAGGAATCAGCAAACTGCTGAATAACTAATCCCCAAAGAAAAAGGGCGTTCATATTACCTATAAAAGCTGCTCTCATAAGCGTATCATCATCATCATCTCTTGGGTCTCTAGCAAGTCCAGGGAAACCAAGGGTAGTATATTGAAATAATACAGGCATAAATGCGTGGTAAAACGCCATTTGCGAAAACGCTTGCACTACATTAGGAGCATATTTATTTGTTTCACCTTTAGCAAATCGTTTACCGGCTCTCATCATTTGTCTGTATCCAGTTAAACTTCTTCTAAGATATTGCTTTGGAGTAGTTAAGAACATATTAATTCCTCTTGAAAACGGGTCTCTGTTCTGATGTATATCTCTGTCTTGTAAATCATAAGATTGCTGTGTTGACTTTACATCTTTTTCAAACTTTCTTATAGCGTAATCAACAGCTTGCTGCTCAGTGGTGTTTGGATTTTCTTTCTGAAACTTAGCTTTATAGAAAGAATAATTTGGAAGTCCACCCATCAATATTGCACTTCTATCTGCGATTTTAATAAAGCCCATTAAGAAATCTATTGCAAAGTTTTGTGTTCTCTTTGGAATAAAATTTTGAAATCTTTCTGGGTTATATGTTTCTATACTACGCAGTATACTTGTTGCAGCTCTGTCTTTTAAATAAACCGAGTTTTCTAGTACTTCTCTATAAACTTTTAATTGTTGAGTTTTATTTTTTGCAGCATATTTAAACCAGTTAGCTGGGCCAACTTCTGGCTCTAAAGCAAAAGTAGGAATTGATGTTAGCTGTTTAATTGCTATGGCAGGTTGAATCATTAGCCTTGATATTTGGAAAACATTATTAAATAAGTTTAATATTTTAGCAGCCATCATATTCAGTTTTGACTGACCTTTCATAGCTAAATTATTAATCATGCTGTCAATTAATTTATAAAATTCTTTCCCATGAATACTTTCAATAATAATTCTTGCATCTTTGTTTGTAAACAACCTTGATATAGATTGTAAGTTTTCAGCATAAGCATCAAAGTATTCCATGTCTTGAGTATACTCCTGCATTGCATCAACTAGCGTACTTTTTTTAATTTTATCAATGCTTTTTAATCTTAGCTTAGTGTAGTTAGAGCCAACTGTAGCATTGTATTTACTTGCTCCTTCTAATAAATGAAACTCTTCTGGCTTAGTTCCTTCTCTTCTAATAGGCCCTGCATAGTATTTGTTATAAGGCATATCAGTGTAATAAATTCTTTTATATGTTTCATTAAACCTTTGATGCATTATTGGATAAAATTCATTGACCTGCCACTCACCAAATGCTCTAACTCTATCATCTAATTTTTCATTCATTTCTCGCATTACTCTTTGATACTGCTCACCATACATGTTTTTAAATGTTGGATGCAACGCAGGGTCTTCATATTGAAAAACCATATACCCCATTTGTTCTTGAGATAATATGATTTCATTTCTCGCTATAACATCTCTAAGATTATTTTTGTTTTCATCATTTCTATTCTTATCATACTTTGCTTGTGCTGCCTCTACCTCTTTAATGTTTTTATAAAAAATATTATCAGTTTGATTCAATTCTCTCAAAGTGTATTGATAATTTTTCCCGTAATATTTTATTAAATTTTCTTCTAACAATATAGAAAAGTCAAGCATTCTAGATTTATATTGTCTTGTTGATTCATTTACTTTATCAGTAACTATCTCTTGTAATTGACCTCCAAACACTACCCCAGGGAACTCAGCTAACTGGTCAATGAGACCTGTTAAATCTTGAGCAGCACCAAATCCTATGGTGTTACTAAAGCTTCTCATCATTCTTTTAAACTTTGTTACTAAATTACCATTTACTCTTTCTTTATCAGCTATTCCCTCTCTTGTTTCTGCTATCTCTTCAACTTCCTGTTTAAAGTTTTCTTCATCAGGATTAAGCTCTTGTTTTGTTGTTTCTTTAATAAGTATTGCCAATTCTTGCATATACTGTTTATGCTTCTCTTGTAGTATACCTGCCTGTATATCTCTACCTCTTACTACTATGTTTTCCAGTTGTGCGTATGCTCTTGTTAAGTTTTCAAGTCTTGAGATATCAGTGGGGTCTTGCAGCATTGCCTCATTATAATTCAGTGCGGTTGTAATGTCAGCAATCCTCAGTAAAGTTTCTGGAGTCAACTCTTGGTTTTCTGTATCATTATTGCTTTCTAATAAACTTTCAAGCTCAGCTCTTAATTTATCCTGTGTCTTTTCTATAACCTCAACATCAGTACTTGTTACCAGTAAAGATGCAATGGTTTTTAATCTTTTTTTTGTATCAACATCTATCTTAACACCTTTAGGTTTTCCTGAAACCACAACTTCATACTTACCATTTAACAATCTTTTAATTCTGCTAAGTACGTTTTTGTTGTTAAGCTTAGTTACAATTCCCTCTATATCATCAACAATGTTTTCTAAATTGTTTCCTTTTAAGTCTGCTGTACTTAGGTCTTGAATCTTTCTGACTAAATCTATTACATCTGATTTAGTAAACAAAGACTTAGGAAGATTTCTTCTTAATAAATTTATTAGTATTTGCTGTTCTCGTTTTAACTGTTGTAGCTACCTTTTTTTCTATCTCTAATACTTTGTCTAGCTTTTACTATTTGTGCTGTAACTGTTTGAGATGGTCTTGCTTCGAGTATGCTTGTAAGGTCACTAAGCATTTGTGCTTGGACTGTTGATAAACCTTTTTTAGTTTTGGTCTCTCCTTTTACTTTATAAGTTTCAGCTAATTTTTTAAACTGCGGCCTTTCCATTAAATAATTAATAACTGAATCAGCTTCAGCAGTTTTACTTAAAGGTTTTTTCTTGTTATCTTTTCTTTGTTTTAAAATAAAAGTTTCTAATTGTAAAAATAATTTTGTTCCAGGAGCATCTCCAATCTTTTTAAAACTATCAGGCACTCCACCAAGTGTTACAGATTCAATGTCTAAGATATTTTTAATCTTTGTTTCAGAAAGTTTATACTGTCTTCTAAGTGTGTCAACTATAAGCTCTTCTCTTACCTTCCTATCTCTTAACTGGCTTGCAATGTCTACATAGAAGTCATCGCTTCTCTGAGCTCGTCCAGTTATATATGGGTTTATAAAACTTACCGTTCTTAGTAAGATAAAGTGAACCAGTTCTAGCTCTTGCCACTCCATACCCTAGTTCTTCTGCAGCCTTTCTAAATTGAAACTCATCTACCATTGGATTAGCAAAACCTGCTGTATCTACATTATAAAACTGTGCAACCTCTTGTATTGTTTTTTCTCTTTGTTCTCTTGGAGTAATTTTTTCTGGAACTTTACCTACAAATTGTCCGCCCATTGCAGATTTCGCAGCAAATCTTTTTGGTCTTTTACCAATTGGAACAGTTGATGCGTCTTTACCTTTGCCCACCGCTTTAGGAAACACAGACCTAACATCAACTGATTCGTTAAATACTAGTAAAGGGTTTCCCTTTATAGTAAACGGATAAGACGGGTGATAGTTAGGGTCACCCTCTCTTACTTCTAATATGTCAGAATTTTTATCAAACTGTATAGCCGACACAATATTTCCAAATGGAATATCTTTAGTTGTAGGGTCATTAACATAATCTAAAACTCCTATTTTACTTTTTGATGTGGGTTCTAAGGGGGGTATGCCGAATTTATCAAAAGAAGTTGCTGAAAAAAATGCTTTTGTAAATGTGCTTCTTTCTCCATAACTTAATTTTTCATTTCCTTGTGTAGTTTCAAATGGCATTAATGTATTCAATTGTTCTAAAGATGATAATTGAAGAGGTTTACCTTTTTTTTCTAGCACCTTTTTTACGTTTGGTATAGCTAATTTTTCATTTACATAATTTAAAAGCTCTGTAGGATTAGCACCTTTATTAATTGCGTGTGCAATCTCAGCGTTTAAATATTGAAAAAATGTAAAGCTTCCTGTTATGCCCGCATCTCCTTGTAACATTACTAGGCCTATTCCGTCACTTTCTTTTACTTTATTTAAAACTTTTTGAGCACTGTTCTTGTCAGTAAAAGCCCATCCATATCCTGTTCCATAAGGATATAAATACCCTCCATAAAATTTAAATTCTAAACCACTTGGGCTTTTAATTAATCCATAGGTTGCTTTATCAGCAGCGTAAACAAAAGCTGTTGCCCCACTTAAATCATTAATACTTCCATACTTTATAGAACTCATATCAATACCACCCCTATTGATTTGATTTGTGCTTTTCTGTTCTCTTCCAACTTTATTACCTGACTCTTTTATATTGGAAGGTATTTTTCCTTCAGCATTTGGTATTAATGTTCCAGGTTCTAATATTTCAATATCAGTTTCTGTTATAGCTTCACCAGTTGCAACCTTGCCAGCTAATGTGTTAAATAAATCTACTACATCGGAGTCTTGCTGTGTAAACTCAGAAATGTTTATATTTAAACCAATCTTATTTGCAAGCTCTTGCAGGAACTTAATTACTTTATTTTTTTGTGGTTTAGTCAGCATTGTATAATCAGAAGCCATAATACCCATGAGTTCTGCTAACCTTTCTTCATTTTGTAAGTTAGGTTGGTCATCGTATTTCGCAGCAAACTCATCTATTCTTCTAGCAAGAGGGCTGTTTTTTGGTAATGCTTTTCTGATTGACCTCATCATGTTCTCAGCTAGCTTAGCTGCTTCAGCATCAGTTTTAATTTTACTCAGTAAAGTTGCATGAAATATTTCGTGGGGCACTGTTGTCGCAAGAGCTTTATTTAAATCAACATGTATAACATTCTCATTAGTGTCATAAAAACCCCTGTTGCCAGCTGGAGCAAATCTTTCAAACTCAGTTGTGCTTTCGTGTAATATTATTTTAGTCTCAGGAAAAAGTTTCTGTATTGCTTTTGCTCCTGTTTTTGCTAAACCTTTTACTACATTACGAAGTGTTACTTGGTTTGGTCTTAAATTTTCTGGTTGCTCGTTAGTGTTAATAATTAAATTATCAGAAATCTCTTCAACATTTTTAGTTTTCTTTTTACCAAAGAAAGTGTCTGTAGCACTCTCTTTTGTCTCTGGTACAGGAGCAGCTGATTCAGCTTGCTCTACCACTTCAGTAATATCTTTAGACTCTTGTTGTGTTGCACCTTCAACCTGTGTATCTGTGGTAGGCTCGTTTATTTTAGAAAGCTTTTCATTAATCTGTTGTATCTCAAGGTTGTCTTGTTTAACCGAACCAAGGTTCTGGTCTATTGGAGGTGCAGTTCTGTCTTCTAAAATTTTCTTTCTTATTTTTAAATCCATAGCCTCAGCAAATGCTGGGTTGTCTATACCTCCTGGCAATTCATTTGCTAACCCTATTGCTAACTCATAGTCAGCTTTAATTTGTTTACCCTGCTCTGCAGTAATCTTACCACCATTAATATCCATTTTAATTTTGTTAGTCAATGCTTTCTGAGATATAGTAGGGTTGTTTTTTATCTCTCTGAATATTTGTATCTGTTGCTCTGTAAGATTTGCAAACTTGTTTTCATTAACAGCTGCTGACACTGCTGGCATTGTACCAAGAACTAAACCTCCTACAGCTTCTTGCGCTGCAGAGTACGCTACTTGTCCTATAATTTCTGTAAAACCTTTAGGAGTTGAGAATAACTCTTTATCTTTTATTTGATTATATAATTTCTTGCTAAATATATCATTAACCTCTTGTAGTGCACCAGTTTCTGCCTCAGCTAGGGTAGCACCTGCTAAAACTAATCCACCTCTGGCAGCTGCGCTTTTAACTTCTTGGTCTACAAATTCTTTAAATGTTCTAGCTGAACCACCTTTGGGCATCCTGTTTAATACTCTCGTTAATATGTTAGCCACCAAACCACCTTTATCAAACACATTTCTAATACCAAAGTTTTCTAATTGAGCTGCAATAAAAGCTACAGGCATTTTAAATATAGCTTTTTCATTTTCACTGATACCAGCAAACTCTGGATTCTTCATCATTTCTTCGTCAAGTTTACCAGAGGTAAGGAAAAATAAACTGGCAAGTCTTGCTGGCCCTGCTGCTATTGATGGTATTGATTCAGCCAATCCTGCTAATGCACCAATCCAAAAGTTTTCTTGTTGCACTGCAGCGTATTGTTCGGTTATAGATTTACCAGCCACCTCTTCAAGTAGGTCTTCTCTTATCATGGTTACAACACCACCCTCTCTTTTTCCGTCCACCATTTTACCATACTTTAAATCCTTAGCATATACATCTCTTACTTCATCTACTAATTTATCATAATCAGTTAACTCAACAGTTGTACCAGGAGCACCTACACCACCTGGTATTGTTTTAGTTCCTGCATCGCTTCTATAAAATTGTTTTAACTCATCTATAGTTATATCCTTTACATCTTCCTCTGACGGTAGCGGCAACCCTTGTTTTTTCGCAGCATTTAATATTTCGTTTTTATACCTTTCTTCCCCCATCTGTTTTTGTAAATCAATAGGCAATAGATTTACTCCTGCTTGTACACCATAACCAACTAATTCAGCTATTGGCCCAAGCACTCCACTTGCACCTTTATATTTCATCAAAAGACCAAAGCTGCCTTGCTGCTCTTGCATGTCATAATACTTACCAACAGCCTCATTTAGCTCTGCTTGTCTTGCTTCCAGATTTTTTTCTTCTTCTAAAAGTTTTGCGCCTGCAGCATTGTGTATGGATATTCTGTTATTTAAATCGGTTACTTGTTCTGGAGTCATAGACTCAACCTCATTGATTTCCTGTTCAAAATTTCAAAGAGTTTGCTGAATAAAGTTGAGCTCCTTTATTAAAGCGGTCTTCTCTTTTAGAAAAAGCAGACATCGCATCATCCATAACTTTATCATTCCTAAATTTAATTTGGTTTGCTTCATAACCTACAACAGTTTTAGCCAAAGCCTGACTTGCCTCCTTGTTTTTTTCTATAAACTCAAGTAGTTCTAGAGCACGCTTCTCTTCATTTTGACCAATCCCTATATTAACTCTTTGTTTCTCTCCGTTTTTTGCAGTGACTTTTATTTTTTGTCCAAGTATATCTGCTTCTTCAAATTTAAATCCTTGGTCACCATATAAGTAATTTAGTTTAGGAACAACAAAACTTTCACTTCTATCTAGAAGTTCTACCATGTCTTTATATTCTGGAGAAGATGTGTTGACTCTTGATAGTTCCATATCAGTAGAAACTATTTCACCCACCTTTCTTTTTTGCTCATCTATATTTGTGTTATCAAACAACTCATTACCTGGTTTTTTTGTAGAGTCAATAAGTTCATCTCTTTTTTTCTTAAGAGATTCTAGCTCTAACATTTCTGGAGTTTCCACAGCAGGTTTACCTAAAGGATACATTTGTTCTTCTTCTTCAGATAAGGGAATTTCAGCTGCTGTTTGAATTTGTTTTTCAAGGTCAGCTATTTGTATAGAAAGGGTATCTATTTCACGCCCAGTATTAAGAGGTGTGTTTTCTGATGAATCCAATCCACCAGTTGCCAAAGGAGAATCCGATGCTGGTTCTGGAAAGTCTTTTTTTTTTCCAATAAGATTTTCAAAATCTTCTTTGGTTTTAGCATACCCTTTCGACTGAACATACCCATACATATCTTCTAATACATCATCATTAGAATATATAAGTGTAGTAAAATCTTCCTTGCTTTTACCATACCCGTTAGATTGAGCTCTATTATATAAGTCTTCTAATACCTCTTCCATAATTAATAATTTGAATAATCAATACCACCTTCATCTGTCATTGCATCTGGGTTTGCTGTGTAATACAAGAATACTTCTTGGTTAGGGTCAAGCACTGCTTTTAATTTTGTTTTAAAATCAACTATATCATCAAAATCAATTTTACTAGGTTTATCAAAACTATATACCTCAGCATCACCTAAAGTAACCTTACCTGTTTTATCTACTACAAAAGGAGTATTAATTAAAAGATTACGAAGTTTCTCAACATTATATTTTTCACCTTCTTTTACATTAGTTAAAAACTCAGTTTCATACCAAGTGTTAGAATTTTTTACTGTCGTTTGGTCTCTTTCTCTTTTTAATCTTTTCTTTTCTTTCAGAAGCAGTTTTCTTTTACAGNAGCATCTTCAAATGTCAAATCTTCAAATTGTTTTGGGTCAACACCAGGTATTGAAGCCAGCGCTAAATCAATAAGGTCTTTAGGTATTTGTTTACCTGATTGATTTATTAATCGTAAAGTACTTAGATATTGTTCGTATACTCTTTGAGGGTCTAATGATTCAGGTTCTTGTGCCGCTGGTTCTCTTCTATCTATGTTAAGAGCATTCATTAATTTTTGTTTTACATGGTCAAAAGCTGCTTGTTTTTGACTCTCTGTAATCTCGAATTGATTTGTGTCTTGATTAAAAAACAATTTGTTTTCTTCATCAGTTTTATCTGTAACTATTTTATAGTTCATACTATCAGCTAGCACGCTCTCAAGTTCAAAGCCCTCATCTATCAGTGCAGATATCTCAGTGTCAAGGCCTTTCATTAATTCTTCGTTATTAACTATTTCATCATACAGTTGACCTTGATATTTTAAACTTCTCCCTTCGCTGTCTTTTAAAAACTTAGTGCCTAAATTTTGTGCTACAGCTCCTATCGCTCCGTTTATGTCATACTTATCTCTAGTAAATCTTGAAAAGTAACCAAGCTGTGAGACATCCAGAGTTTTTCCTGTAGGCTTTCCATCTTCACCCAGCTCTGATATTATTACCTCACCAGTTTTTTGGTCTACGTCAACAGAAACTTTACCAAAGTCTGTAAAGTCTTGCGTAAGCTCGTGCATAAAAACTTCTATCTGTGAAGCTGAGCCGTCCTGTGCTCGTTGAGCATAACCATCAAAGTTTTTATTAAAAGATTCTACAGCATCAAACAATAACTCAGTCCCTGACCTTGCGTTATTTTCCCAAGCGTTATACTCTTGTAAATTTTTATTCTTGCCTTTATATTGATTTAAATTACTTAAAGAGTATTCGCTAAGTTGGTTTGCGAATCCAGACATTATATTATTAAGGGCAGTGTTCTGACCTACTGGTCTATCTAAAAGAGTTTTCTGAAAGTCTGCTCTGTTATCTAGTATTTCTTTCTTTGTAGCTAACCTCTCATCTTCTTGAGATTTAAGTTGGTCTGTAAATTTTTTACTTACCGCAGCCCAGTCTACTGCTAAAGGCTCACTGTCTCTTACGTATCCGTATCCTGTTGGCATAATTTATATTTTAAATTGGCATCCCTCCACCTGTTCCTTCTTCTTCTTCTACTTCTTCTACTTCTTCTTCTTCTCCATCAAAAGGGTCTTTTTTTCCAAGCCCTGCAGCTAACTGACTTAATAAATCAATACCTCCACTACGTGAAGCTGCCTCTTGCCTACGCTGGTCTGCTAACATACCTTGAAGTCCGGCTATTTGTCCTAGTTCTAACTCAGCTGCCGCTGCATCTGATTGCTGACCACCTATAGCTTGTCTCAATCGTAAGTTAGCTAACTGCTCGTCATACGTAGCTCCAGCTTTTTGTTGTGCCTCTTGTAATGCCATAAGTGCTCTACCTCCAGAAGCTAATCCACGTTGGTCTCCCTCAGAGACTCTCTGTAAATAATCTCCGGCTGTCTGTCTAGTTGTATCAAGAGCCATTTCTAAACCTGTTGTTGGTAAAGATAAACCTGCAAATCTATCGGTGTCTAATCTACCTTTTGCGCTTGCAAACAAATCATCTATTTGACCTTGAAACTCACTTTGTAACCCTTGTGCTTTTCTTGCCTGTCCAAAACTAAATGCTGCTGGTGCACCTTTACTTAATAATTGACCTCCAATTTTAGATACTGCAGCTTTTCCTAAAGCTGGTAGTGCTTTTTTTGCTACAAATTTACCCACTGCTGGTAGTGCTTTTTTTGCTAAAAATTTTCCTGCTGCTGGTAATGCTGTTTTAGCTAAGAATGTTCCCGCTGCCGCGAGTGCTGAACCTATTGGCATATTATAATTTTTTTATCATTTCATTACAGTTTACATCTCCTTGAACATAACCCCAGTCTTCATAGGTTTTCATAAGGTTGTCATTCTTAAGGATGGCGTAAACAAATTTACTTCCTTTTTCTTGACAGATACTTGTTAAAACCCCTATCAAGTATTCTACTGCTTCGTGTCTTAACTTTTTATCTACCTTTTTGTCTGAGATAATCCATTCTACCCACGATACTTTTGAGTTGGTAAAATACACAAAACCAGCGCAAACTGGCTGATTATCATGCAAAACCATTACTCCTCCTTGTCCATCTTCTGGTAAAAATTCTTTTGGCGGAGGAGTCCAACCCCATTCGTTCCACCAATTTACCAAAACTTCTTCATAATCAGAAGGATTTAATTCTATTATATTAAATTCCATTCTATGCAAAGATACTAATTTTTACGGATAGCTTTTCATTACCTCTGACTCTATAGCAAAGAGTTCCACTGAGTTTGTATTAAAGTTGGTTAGAGTAAAATCAAGTGAATGACCAATCATACCTCCTGTTTCTGCCTCAACATTTTTAATATATAATATATAAGGGTCTACGACCCCTATTGTTTGATTTCCTTCTATAGATGTATTTACAAACATTCTGTTTATACCACTCCTAATATCCACTTCTATATTTGTAATTTGTCCTGAAAATTTTATAACAGTATATGCTGGTTCAGCAAAATATATATAATCACCTATACTGACTATATCGCCAATAGACACAAGGGGGTTGACAGAAAAATTCAAGGTTAAAATATTACTTTGCAAAGACCATCCAGAAGTTTTTCCTATTCCATTTGCACTTCTTAAAGCATACTCGTCAGCTGCTGCTGGTATTTGATTATTTTTTCTTATGTAACCAAAGTATGCTCCTTCTTTTTTCTCAAACCATCTATAATCAATATATCCTTCATTTTGTAAATCAGTTTGTAAATTAACATCCCAAGCTGCATCAGATTCTAAATTTATAGATTTAAAAATTTTGTTTTCTAAAGGATTTTTGTTAAACACACCTGTAATCTGTGAATTATACTGGATACCATAGTAGTTGTTTCTTAACTCATTTGTATTATGTTTATATAAATTACCTGCTTTGAATGTGTATAAATAATTATTCATACCTATCATGTAATCTGGTATATATGAATAAAAAGATGGCCAGCCTTTTACTGAATCACTATAAGTTAATGTGTATTCAGTAGTAACTGGAGATGGTACAGGGGGAACAGTGCTTGGTGTTGGAGGCGTTGGTGGTGTTGGACCTGGTGGTGTTGGAGAAGGAATAGAACAAGTGTTGCTATTGTATGTCAAATTGTTTAAACCACCCATATATCCGTGATAAAAACATTCATAACTAATAGTTCCATATCCACCCACTACAGTGATTGTAACATCACCTGAATAATAAGTGTAAGGGTTTCCATCTAAACCTGTCTTTGGACCATACGCTGTTGTTCCTGTATAAGTAAAAACGTTAGTTAAGTTAAAGTTTTGAAATGCAATTGGATGGGCTGCTGGTACGTTTTTTAAAACATAAGTTCCTACATTTGAACCATACGTTCCATAAGAACCTCCAAAAACAAATACATTTTGATTATTAACATTTTGTATTGTCACTTGGTTTTCTAAACCTAAACAATAGGCAGGCGCTGGTGTTGGCGCTGGTGTTGGCGGACTAGGAGGCGTTGGTGGTGTTGGAGTTGGCCCAGGCGTAGGAAGAGGAGTAGGGTCTATAGTTCCACAATTAGAAGTACAACTTACTTCAGTGTTATTAAATTCTCCAGAAATAGTGTTTTGTTGAATTGGAATAGATGCTGAAGTATCTATACAAGGGCTTGAAATTTCTCCCGCTTGTAATGTAACCCTAGTTTTAGTACCGTCAGCACAAGTTATTGTCCACTCACACTCTTGTAAAGCGAGAGTACCATTACCATTAACATTTTCAAACCTACCTTGCTCTACAGCTCCAATAGGACACTTTAACTCATAAATTATAAATGCCATAAAACAATATTAATATACAAATTTACGAAAATTTATTGGTGCTAATCGATAAAGCCCCATATCCCCGTTTGGTGATGTTTTGTGAAAGACAAATCTTTTGAATTGTTAAATAAATCTGCTGGTAATATTTCAATTTGCTCTTTATTGTGTTTAATAAAATTAGATAAAGCAATAGGGCCAACTGTTTTTCTAACAATAGTTCCCCTTATAGTTTCTTTATAATCTGGGTAAGCTCTTACAGCTTGTAAATTTTCAATAATATTTTTTCGGGAGTAAGTCAGAAACCGTGTCCAAAATTCTGATGGTGGTGAAATCATTAAACTGTTTTGAACTATTTCATCCCCAGCTGAAGCTCCTACTATGTAAATCTTACTATTATTTAATTGATGTAAAAAAGGAGACNTTAATTCCATATCCATATCAATATAAGCACCACCCATTTTTTCAAGTATTAAACTTCTAACATAATCTAATCTAAATATTTTATGTAATATTTTTAAAGTTTTATAAAACTCTGGGTCATTGCATTTTATAAAATCATCAATCTCTTCATCATCCCAAATCTTAATACAGCAATGGTATTTCCTCCAAGAATCAAGACATGTGTGCCATTTTTGAGACCATTTTGTTTTATCTCTAGGAGCAAGAAAATGTAACATCATTTAAGTTTATAATGTATGTAAAAGTTTCTAAAGAAATTACCAGCAAAAATGTCTTTTCTTGCATGTTTACAAATTGCTGATTCGTATAATATCATATCACCTGGTTGAGCATATATTTTATACCATTCTCCATCGTGCCCTTGGATATCAAGAGGCCAGTCATCAGCATATTTTTTGTTAGCACAACCACAAGTTAAATCTTTATCTACTATTACAATAGAAGATATATGATGTGTTTCTTCTCTGTCTACATGTTCTTCTAACCTTGAACCTTTTTGATAAGACCTTATACCATATATATAACTTGGTTCAATATCTACACCGCAAAACTCTTTATGTACTGGTAAAAATTACTTCATGTAATATATTTTTAACTGTAGGCAAATTATCAAAACTTAGTAAGCTTGTATCTCCTGGAACATAATGTTCTTTACCATCAAAATTTTCCGTTTCCTCTTTTACTTTTAAAAGCTCATAACATTCACTAATTAAATTCCATAATTTAGGTGGACATTTTTGTAGAGCAAAACCATTTGGAGTTAGTTTTGGAATTTTTAACTTATTTGTTGTTGAAATGTCTTCTCCAACTTTTATTATTTTGCTTTCAGTCTTTGGTAGTTCTTGTATAACAGGTTTTACTTCTTGTTCTTCAACCTTTTTTTCTTTATGCAGCTCCGCATATTTCATAGCATCACCACCGCCATCCCACACGTTTTCTCTCCACCATGAAGTAATTATATATTTTTTACCTTTAGTTAAAGTTGTGCCTTCATGTAAATAATCACTTGTAGTTTTACCATCTTTCATGTAGTTCCACCATATAGCTTTACCCTTCACTGGTTTTACAGATTGTTTTAAATTAGGAAAGTTAGTATCACCGCCTTCAAAATCATCATTTAAATAGACCATTAAAGTATGTGTTCTATTACCTGAAGCTAAACAGTGCATATCGTATGCAGGTCCGTGAAAATAATCATTATGTGGTTTAAAGTATTGCCCTTCTTCGTAAAGTTGACCTTGTATAGATTCACCCTTTTCTATAGGAATATTTAATTCTTCACTAATTCTTTTATGTATTTTTTGAATTGTTTCATTATTAACATCTAAATTACTTGTGCTTGATGTTCTATGGTCTGTTATATCTGACCTATCAGTACCACCTACAACTACCGAGGAGCGCTGGTGGTTAGATTCTATCATAGATATAATTTCATCACACTCTTCGTTGGTTAAAAAATTTAATATTTCTTGCATTAGATTAGATTTTATTTATGTAAATATAAAGAGATTATTGTTGTTCACAAATTAAACAAGGTCCAAATTGACCATTCGACCACTGTCTAGAATACGACCCATTACTCACATAAGTGTCAGCAACTGAAGTGTTACAATTTGCATCAGTTCTAAAAAAGTTAGATGCTTGACAGAAAGATGAATTGTTGAAGTACATTGTTTCAAATCTAAATGGATTACAAGCCAACAAAGCAGAGCTTCCTGTAGAGATATTGTTTATAGCAAAACAAGTTGGTGTTGGTGGTGGATGGGGCTGGCGTAGGTGGCGTAGGTGTAGTTCCTTCACATAGAGAACATGAAGCGAAACTATCATAATTTGTATAATCAGCACCAGTAGCTCCTCCAAGAGTTGAATATTCATAACAAATACCTGATATCTTTAATACGGTTGGGAAAGTTGTTCCCGTAGGTCCACTTACATAAGCAACAGCATCATTACCATCACAAATTAAATATTGCGCATAAACTATTGCCGGCGTTGGCGGCGTTGGCGGAGTCGGAGGTGAAGGGGGTGGTGTGAACCCTGAACAATTAAATCTGACTTCTTGTACTTGTGCTTCTGAGTTATAAGTTGGAGCGTTGTCGTCTATAATTTCCCAATATTTATTAGTATCAAATTCAGGATTTGTTCCTCCAGTACCTATTATAGTAATAGCCTGACCCAATTGAAGACTTGTAGCGTTAGTTATTCTAACAAAATATCTTGGAGATGTAGTGTAACATTCTTGTATTTCAATATTCTGATATGTCACAGGTGTGGGCGCAGGTGGTGTTGGTGGTGTAATAGGAGGACAACCAGATTCCTGTTCTACTAAACTTATGTTTTGACATGGTATACCCTGGTCTGAAGTTACCCCTGCATCTCCATTGTAATAATAATATTGTGGGTTGTTACCAGAAGTTCCATCAACAAATCTTTGTCCACTAGAAGGTCTAAATGTACTTTGATAATAGCAATCTGAATCATTTAAAGTACAATGTATTAATCTATAAAATAAAT